GGCTGGACCATCCTCGCGGTGGTCATCGCCGCCGCTCTCGCAATCGCCGCTTTCACCGTGAGGTTCTAATGGGCGCCTTTCTCTCGTCTGTCGTCATCCAGTGGTTGTTCCGTCGCTTCCTTGAAGTCGGCGGTCTCGTCGGCACGCTCCTCACCGCCTGGGGCGCGCTGCCTCCCGAGCTGCAGGATACCGTCCTCGCCTTCCTGACCGCGAAGTGGGAGACTGTGACCCTCGGCTCGCTGGTTCCCGTGATCGTGGCCGTATGGGGCTACGTGTGGTCCTTCATCTCCACCAGGCGCAATCAGGTGGTGATCGACGGCCAGCAGGTTCCGCTCAAGGAAATCCAGCAGACTCCGCAGAAGATCGCCGTTGAGGAAATGGCCCGCACCGCCATCCAGAAGCGTGGCAAGACACTCGCTGAAATGCTGGCCGAAAAGCTCGGGCGGCGTTGACGTTCATTGTTGCAACCAGCGTCAAACCCTCCACATTTCTCTCTCTGAAAGGTCTGGCGCTATGCCTGATGACGAGACCAAAGACCCGGCCGCCACATCCTGGCATTTCGACAGGCGCATCCCGTTGGCGCTGATCGGGACCATCATACTGCAAACCGGAGCGGCGATCTGGTGGGCCTCGTCGGTCAACTCCTATATCGAGGACGATAGGCGGGGAGCTGTCGTTGTCTCTGAGCGCATCTCAGCTGTGGAGCGGGACAACAGCACCAACGGCAACCGGATGACGCGGGTGGAAGTGTTGCTCGAAACGCAAGGCGAACTGCTCAAGGAAATCCGGGACACCGTGAAGGGGCAGTAGCCTCTAGTCCCGCCCCTCCCAATCCGGGAATCGTCGGTGCAGTTCGGCCTCTACCTCAGGAGCCGCTTCGTTTGCCTTGTCGGCGGCTTCCTGCTTTGACAAGGCAACCCCATGCTGAGAGCACCATCCAAGATGCCTGAGGTTGTAGTAGCAGCTCCAGTGCCATTCATCCCGACCTGATGCACCAGATAGCCATATATCGCAGTACATGTAGCCCTTGCGGGCTCGGAAGCCGCCATGAGGATGGGGGTAGGGCTGGAACTGCAGGCGGTCGGTCATGGCTCCAGTTTAGGAGGGGCGGGCAGCGGTTGCCACATGTCTGCGTCACCCGATCCGCAAGAATGCTCAAAGGACGCTTCAAGCTCGCGTCCTTCCTCGCAAACCCAGTGGCCCGAAACGACGAGCGGCGCTCCGCAAAAATCCGCGAACCAGAGCAGCACTTCGGTGCCGTCCTTCGGTGCCGTTTCAATCGGTTGCCATTCCATCTCTGTCATGCCTCATGGTGTAGCAGGGGAGGGCTCGTCGGGAATAGGCGTCTGGAGAGCTCTCGCAAGCCATTCGCTGCCCTTTGACGTTGCGGTGTAGGTATCCCTGATGCTTTCCACCTGCTCAATGATGCCGGCTCTCAGGAACCACGCAACGATCTCTTGCTGGGGCTCCCTTTCGATGTTGGGGAAGGGCCCCGCCAAGAACGAGCGCGTGTGGAACCAAATTAACATCTCCATCGCCAAGGGCGTCATCTCATCTCTCCTGAAGGGTCAAACCGGGACTAGGGGGTCAAGCGTTTCTCGATTTTCCGCACATCGTCCATGAACGCGTGCACTTCCGCCTCTCGACCCTCAACGGCGCGGATCGCGGCCGCCGCTATTTCGCGTGCGCGCCGGCGCTTGTCGTTGGTGGTGTGATCCCAATCGACGCGATCGTATGGGCTCTCGTCGTAAGCCTCGCCAGCTTCGTGTATGGCCTTGGCAACCGCCTCGCGGAGCCATTCGGTATCGTCTGCCATCCCAATCTCCTCAGTTTAAGGCGGGCGACCACTCTCGCCACGCCGCGTTGACCATCAAAGACACCGGGTCGTCGGGGTTGGTGCTTGCCATCGTTCCCTCAATAGGTTGGGCGATGATCGCCCCGATGGTGCACCGAGTGATCGCCGCCCTGCCGCGCTTCGCTGCGTCCTGCACGGTGAGATCGCCCGCCCAGACCATCAGCATCAAGTCTTCGCCAAGCCCGAAGTTCGCTTTGAACCTGCCGTCGACTTCGAAGAACGCTTCTTGGAAGTCCACGAAGTCGCGGACCAGTTCGTGACGAGCGGCAGGGGTCACGTAGATCAACAGCATGCTCGGCTTCATTGGGTACCTCCCGGGCTCGCTGTCACCAACGGCAGCCATTTCCAGTCCTTGAACTTGTCCCCGCTCTGCCTGATCTGCGCATAGCGCTGGAGCGACGACCATGAGCGGTGCGCGCTCACCAGTGCAACGTGCGGGATATCCCAGCCCATCTCGAACAGCCGCGACACGCCTTCATGGCGAAGGTCGTGGAAGTGCAGTCGGTCCTCGTCGGGCATTTCCTTGGTGTTGATCCCGAGCGTGTAGCAGGCCCGGGTGAATGCGGCGCTGATCGCATCCGCGGTGTAGGGAAAGATGCGCCCCGGGCCGCGCGGCATCGACTTGATGATGGCCAGCGCCTCGGGCGTCAGGTCTACCCACACGTCATTGCCGCGCTTCTGGCCTGGGTGCTTCATGTCCTCGATGAACAGCCGGGAATGCGCCTCGTCCAGATGCTTCCATAGCGGTCTGACAATCTCGTCCTGCCGGCGGGTGGAGAAGATCGCATAGGCGATGATCTTCTGCATCGGCGCGGCCTCTGGCGTGCGTTCCTGCCGCTCGCCAAAGAAAGCCATGAGCTTGTCCAATTCCTCGAGCGACGGGCGGCGCTGGCGCTTCTCCGACTTCGATGTCAGCCCGAGGTCTTTTGCCGCCACGAAAGCGTCCTTCATGATCTGCGGGTCTAACTGGATCCCCCATGCAGGCCGCGCCAGCTTCACCACGGCGCCGAGGTGAGACAGGTAGTTGCCCACGGTCTGCGGCTTCATGGTCTTAGCCAGTTCCCGAGCGAAGGTCACAACGTCCTGCGAGGTGGCGTCCTCCGCCTCGATATCGGCAAGGTCGTATTTCTTGATGGAGTTGAGCACCTGGGCTTTGGTGCGGCCGATTTCCTTGCGGCTCTCGGTCACGTACTTGTCGATGGTTTCGCCAATGGTGATGCCACGCACGCGGGCGCGCTCGATGCCGCCTTCGGCCTTCAGCTCGGGTTCGCGAACCTTGAGGTAGGCCACCGCCTCCGACCGGCGGCCGAACGTCTCCGCCTCCCGATAGGTCGGCTTCCCCTTACGTTTGATGGCAATCTGCGCTAAATAGGCAATTGAGCCGTCCTTGCGGCGGCGCTCGCGTATCGTCCCCATAGGCGTGACATTTCCTCCCGGCGGCGTGACAATGTCATACCCTCCGGCAGGATCGGTCAAGATCGGGGACATTGAGAGAACATCAACCACAGTTTGTTCCCGTGAACGTATTGCCAACCACCAACGTTTCCAGCCTTCTCCGAGCGCGGCGTTTCAGCGTTGCACCTATGATGGATTGGAACGACTAGCTAGAGAATAGGGCGTTTACGCCGCAATGTCACGCTTTTGTCGTTCCCTGCGCCCGTGTATTTTGTCGTTGACGGCGCGCGCTTCGGCCATTCGGTCGTCTAGATAGGCCGCCAGATCCAGCAGCGGAACGCCGCGCTGGCACTTGCTCGAGCCCTCGATGCGGACAAGCGGGATGTCGATTTCCCCGCCGTCGACCTTGTGGATGAACTTTTCGGGACTGAGGTGCTGGAAGTAGTCCCGGGTGACAAATTCCACCGGGATCACCGCCAGTCCATCGTAGCGGACCATGAGGAGCATCGAGGTCTTCATCCCAGCCACCCCATCCCCCTCGCACCAGCAACCGCAAGAATGATGACTGCTGCTACAGCTATGCGGATGAGGGTGATGTTTTCGAGGTGCTTCATGGCTTGGTCCACGTGCAGTGCATATTGATCATGTCATCGAGCGTGCCGATGAGGCGATCCGTGCTGCGCGACGACCGGTCCATCGTCTCCGCCAGTTTCAGGCGCGCTGGCGTGATCTTGCTGCCAGCGTCGACCGCGTAGCCAAAGGTGAAGCCGAAGGCCGCCGTCACCGCCAAGGCGACGACCAGCCAGACCACGATCGCCCGCAACCGAGCCACCACGTCCTTCACTTCAGTGCTCATGGCTGGCCTCGCGGAGGGCTTTGCGGCCGGCGTTGGTTATGCGATCCGGCCATAGACAGCGGACTAGCGTGTCGGATGGGTTGACGCTCCAGCTCGGCTTGGTTGAAGTGGGCCTGCGCTGCGGCCTTGGCCTCATCTACGGTCGGCCACGCAGACTTGGTGACCATCGCGCCTTCGTTCCGCTCTAGAACAACGAAGCTCGGCACTCCGGTCGCGTGATTCACATGGTAGAATGTGCCAAGCGACGTATGCACGAAGTCGCCGTCCCAAATTAGCGGTTTGACGATCTGTTCGAGCTTCTCCAGCCCGTCTGATAGGGCGGTCACCAGTCGCCTCCATCGCTCGCGATCCCGTCGATGTCTGCGACCACGTAATCAGGGTCGATGCCGCCGCCACGGACATGCGCCTTGCCGCCGTTTTCATCGGTCTTGAGCACGTAAAGCGAGCCATTCGAGAACAGCCAGAGAGACGGCGGCCAGCGCTTCGCCAGGCGCTTTAGCGCGGAGATTGCCCGCTGTTCGTTGGGGGTCAGATCAGGCGGGCTCATGGCTGCATCCCCAGCGTGCGAAGCGCTTCAAAAACCCTCGCGATCCGGTCGAAATCTTCCCAACTGACCGGTATGCTGCCTGGCGCCTCGTCGCGTGGCTTGAACCACTCGATACCGAGTTCGCAGCAGGTCACCGCGACGGGCTCCGGAAAGGCAGTTCCAATATCTTCGTAGTGGTACGGGTCGCCCCCGCAGAATGGACAGCGGGTGCTCATATGCCGACCTCAGCCTTGGCAATGGCGGCGACAAGCTTATCGTGAATGTCGTGTTTCCATAGATCGCTGGCGAGGTCGTTGTTATACGAACCGTCGACCTCTCGATTCCCGTCGAAGATGGCACAGGCCTCCCTAGCGACGGCGACTAGGTCGGGAGCGGCGGCCGCCAAGCGAGCATAGCTTAGCGGGCTGGATCCATATTGCGCCGCGATGGGGGCCCGATCCACGCCAAGGATTGTCCATTCCCCACCTGGGTGAGGTTCATCAACGAACCAAGGCCCGACACTTGTATCCCGTATCTTCATGCTGCTACCTCGATTGGCTGGCGCGCTGAACGCGCGATGCTGATGAGAAGGTCACGGAAGGGATCGGGGGTGTGGATGCGCGGCGTACTGTCCGTGCCGCCGCCACGAGCCCCGACCTCACCAAGGCGCTTGGCCCGCTTGAGGCCCATTCGCTCGACAACGGCAGGATCAAGCCGCGGCTCACCGATGCCCCAGTCAAGCTCGGGAAGCTCGCAGCCCACCGCGTAGATCAGCGTCGGCTTCCGCGCGTAGTGACCGTACCGGCCCTGCTCGACACAGCACGTCCAGCCGCCGTAAAAGTCGGCAGCGAACCAGCCTCCAGAGCGGGGCGGAACGTTCAGGTTGAAGTGCGGCCAGGCATGGCTCTGCCAAGGATGCTCCAGCACGCCGCCATAGGTCCGGACAGACTGGAGCGCCGCGGCAAAGCAGCCGCCGTCATCGCCCTTGATCTTGCGGATGCCGGTGCGCTTGATGAACAGGGGTTGGCCGGCCCAGAGCTTTCCCCACCTGGGGCAGGGCGGATGCGCCACTACAGGCCACGGCCCGGCATACAGCCGAGCGTCGCGAGCCTCATCCCACGGGTCGACGCCTTCCAGCCCGAAGTACGCCCCATTGGTTTCGACATAGAGCGCGGCCACGGTCATTCCGTATCTCCATGCGCTCGAGCGAACTGGCGGGCGCGCTTTGTGGGTGGGGTCGATGCCGTTCTCTGCGGCGGGGCCTTGGGGAAGCCACGGCTGGCGATCTTGGGTCGGTCGCCACGGTCCCATGCCTCGGTGACGATGCGGTCGCGCCTAGCCTTCTCAGCCGCGTCCTTCTTCGTCTTGGGCTTGTGGCAGTCGTTGCAGATCACGCGCAGATCGGCGTCGTCATCGGAGCCGCCAAGCGACAGCGGGTCGGGATGCTCAATCTGGTACTTGTCGACGCCGATGCGCAGCTTGCGGCCACAGCAATAGCAGCGGCCTTGCTCGCGTAGGAAAATCGCGGCCGCTCTGGCTCGGGTCATCTTGCGGCGCTTGGTGGGGGCGAGGAGTTGGACCGTCACGCAGCCCTCCGCTCAAGCATCCCGTTGCAGTAGTCGAGAACGGCTTCCTTGGACTTCTGGAAATCCTTCGCGCCCATGGCCTTCATCGACTGGCTCTTGGCCGTGTAGACAATGACGGTGGCCTCTTGGGCGATGACGATGGCGAAGTCGTCCATAGGCTTGACGAAAGCCGCCATGCGCTCTGCCTCGGCTTTCGAGGCGCACACGATCGAACGCTCGTCGCGGAAGCCGCACCGGATCAAGGCCCACTTGCGCATGTGCTCCACGCTGGGGATCCGATCACCGAAATTCTCCGGCAGGTTCTCCCAGATGTTCTGCAGCGTCGCGAAGTAGTGGTTGTGCGAGTTAAGGGAGCGCTGTTCCTGCGCTTCCATGCGATAGCGCTCGCCAACCGTGAACTCGGCATTGGCGATGTTGTGGAACCGGCGCAGAGGCACCATAGCCTCGCCATCCCACTCGAAAATCATGGGCGCGACCTTCATGGCAGGAACGCCCCGCAAGCGGCCATAGCCGAGCTGTAGAGTGCCAGCAGGCGTTCTTGCTGATCGTCGTCCAGATCGTTGAACCGGGCGCTGTCGATGCGGATAGCCGCGCGACGCAGCGCCGGTTCATCCCGCTCGGTATGCGCCTTGCGCAGCAGATCACGGGTGACGGTGAAGAAATCGGCGGCCGTTTGTTCGACTGGCGCCGCCTCCCTTTTGGGTGGGAATTTCATGCTGCCCTCGCTTGCGCACCAAAGTCGCTGTAGGAGCGGATGGACTGGACGAGTGCGTCTAGCTCTTCGTTGAAGGCGGAAATCGCGTTGGCGAGTTTGAGCGTGTACGTCTGGTCGCGCTCCACCAGCAGGATCAGGGGCGGGAGCTTCGGGCAGTAGCTCACGAAGTGCCACGAGCTGCGGGCGGTGACGAGCATCGAGCCCTGAACCTGGGCGACATGCTCACTGGGCAAGGTGCCGCGCTGCAGCCGCTCAATCTGAACGGCAGGAATCGCGACCTTGATTTCGAGGCCGCTGTCGTCGCCAATGAGGCTATCCGGGCTGCAGCCCATGCGGCCGTTCTTGATGAAGCCCACGCGCTGAGGGTCGACATCCCGCATAAACGCGAACATCGACCGGGCCTCGTCCTCAAGGTCATGGCCACGCTCCATGTAGGAGTTGCTGTAGCCCTCCGGCGCCGGTTCCCCGGTCAGGATTTCTCCGGCCAGTTGGCGCAGGTACTTGAGGCGCATCGCTGCTGGATTGCTGTTGCGACTCTTGGCTGCCTTTACCGCGGCTGCTAGTTGGGCGGCGCTGGCGCCCTCTTTGACGAGAGCATCAATCACGGTGTTTGGCATTGTACCGTCAGCCCGTCCTTCCGATAGGACGGTGCTGAACTCGCTAGCCGTGGGGATCCCGGCGCGGGCGGCAATCCACTCAGGGCTATTCTGCTCGCAGTCGATGATCTCGATCATTTTCGCGCCTTTGCCTGCAGCATGCTCTTGGCTTCGTCGAAGCGTTTCGCCGGAAGCTCAGCCAGGAACTCGATGCCGAAGAAGGTGAAGAAGCGTGCTTCGTCGGCGCCGGTCGCGTCGATTAGCTTGTCCAATTCCTCGCGCTGCTGGTCATTGATCGCCATTGGCGCTCCGGCAACGCGGGCGTCATCGTCCTCGCCACTCGTGGTGAGGTTAAGCAGCGCAACGGTCGTGTAACGCTTGCCGTACTGGGTCGACGATCCGACCGCCTGCACTGCATTCTTGCTGCCGGACTGGTCGGCCGGCAGGTGCATCGTGGTTTCTTCCTGATGCCCGGCGCGGTGGCTAAGCACGGCCGTGACAATGATCTTGTCGGCCTCCCGGCCCGTTCGGAAGGTGAGCGCGAAGCCGTGTTCAGACAGGATGGGCCGGATCGCCTCGTTGATGTCCTCCCACAGCGCGTAGCGAGACTGCACGGGCTTGTTCTCACCATGCTTGATCTCGCCGCGCAGGCCGATGATCGGAAGCTTCGGCTGCATCTCGGCTAGCGCCGATGCGAACTCTGCTTTGGCGTCCCGAGCAACCATGCGCTCGTGCATCGCCATCAGCCGCTCCATCTTGTCGATATCGACGCTGGCGTCAGAGGCTGCGCGGGTAATAACCTGCAGGAGCGACGTGGTGTCGGATGCCGGGTGCACGGCGACGTTGGTCTGATCCGAGCGCACTTCCATAGCCTGGGACATATGTTCCTCCTACGCAGCGGCCTTGAGGGGGCCAGATGGTTGTGAAAGGTCGATGCCGAGTTGACCGGCAGCGGAGACGACACGGAGCAGTTCGATCCAGCGGCGGGACCGTGTTTCAGCCCGTACCTCTTCCAGGTCCTTTAGGGATGAAGGGGAGAGGGTCATTCTTCTACCCCATCCACGAGCACGCGACCGATGCCTAGCGCGAGGATCATCAGATCCAGTTTGCCCTCATCGAGCATGCCGATAAGCAGATCGCGACTGGCGTGGATTTCATCGAGGCGGGCGATCACGGCTGCTGCCTTGACTGCGTAACGGGCCTTAGCTGACTTGCTGCTCACGCTGCCTTCTCCTGCTGAGACAGAATGGGGGAGGGGTCGCTGTCGTACTTGACGCCGCAGAACGGGCAGTACGAGATGAACATCGCCTTGGCCTTCGGCTTGCCGCGACCAGTCTCGATCTGATAGGTGCGGAGCATCAGGTCGGGGTTGTTCTCACGCCCCGTCTTGTCGAACATCATCGCGCGCTCAAGGCGCGTATTGTGCTGTTCCAGCTTGGCGTCTACTTCGTCAGCGCAGTTGCAAGCCATCACGCGGCCTCGTTCTGAATGGTGGGGGAGGGGAGGATGGAGACATCACCGACACGGCCTTCGGAGTGTTCCTTGGCCATGGCTGCGAGGTTGGCCTTGTGTCGAGCAGCGACGCGCTCGACGTAGAAGCCGTGCCACTCGCGAGGGATGTTGTGCCGTTCCTCGGTGGAGCCGTCCTGCCACGTGATGACGAAGATCATCTCGTCCCGTTCATCGAAGGGGCGTCGGCTGTAGGTCTTGACGAACTTGGTGTCGATGTTGGCTGGGAGGTCGCTCATTTGGCCCGCTCCGCCAGCATGGCGTCAGCGAAGGCATAGGCCCGCTCTGCGATCATCTGGCCGTCCCGCAGGTCAGGCCAGATGCCGGACGGACCTGCCGGGCACGACAGCCCAGCTAGCGCCTGCGCTGCGAAGTAGTCGCGTAGCGTCATGCCGTACTGGCCGTTGTGGGCTGCAGCGCTCTGCAGAGGAAACGCGCGTTCGTTCATTTCCCGGTATCTCCCCTCAGGCCGGCTTCGGGGGAGGAAAGCAGGCCCTCCGCCTTGGCGATGGCCTCGGTCGCATTGGTCAGCAGATCGACCAGCACCCAAGTGCGAGGGGTGCCGCTGCACTCGTCACGCAGCGCCTTGAGGGTAGCCAACAGATCAGGTGCGGCGGCGATCAGGCGGGCGTTGGCAGCGTCCTGCTCATCAAATTTCGGGTTGGTTCCTCTCCGGGTCCAAGCGCGCGAGCCGGCCGGCATATCCACGCCTGCAGAGCGAACGCCCATCTGGTTTGACCGCACGACGGCGCGCCACGGCCCCGGCGTATGCTTGCTCTCGTTCCCCATCGGTCCTCTCCATGGCGCTATGTGCTGATCTATCGGTGCTGCGGACCACACGAGCCCGCAGGGCGGATGGATCAGGCGTAGGCGCGGTTGAAACTGGCAGGGATTGGCGGCCAGCCCTTCTCGCCGTTCATCCGCATCTCGACGAGGCGGCGGAAGTAGAGCAGGGCATCCAGCGCCTCGTCCTGATCCGAGGCTTCCGGCATCCGAGGAACCAGCAGGGTGACGCCGTCGTAGGCGTGCCGAGCGTTGACGCTGATGATTTCCTTGAAGCGCTTGGCGTCGCGGTTGCTGGCATGGCCGACCGGCAGACGGCTCAGCGTCGGGTCGGCGTGCGGCTCAAAGACGATGACGCCGTTCGGCCCGACATTTGCGTAGATCATTCCCCATCTCCATGGCGCTATGTGCTACCTGATGGAGACAAGTTGCCATAATGGATACTAACGCGTCAAGCGAAAAGTATCCGATATGGAAACAATCGTGGCAGAAGTGTGCGAGGGGCGTGAATCGGCCCGCGCGGCTAGGCGGGATTACACCACGGCTGGGAAGGTGCGGGGATAACTAGCCCTTGGTGCCAGTGCGCTGGCGCACGTAGCTGGCGAAGTCCTCGACCTCGCGCAGCTGTGCAGGTTCCAGGCCTTTCAGTAGCTCGTTCTGCGTCGGAGCCTTTGGGTCGCGGAACAGGTCAGAAACCTCGCGATCGATAGCTTCAGCGAAGGCGGCCAGGTATCCGAGATTCGGTTCGCGGGTATTGACCTCCATCCGCTGGACCGTCCCCTTGGTCGTTCCGATGCGGTCGGCTACCTGCTCCTGGGTCAAATTGAGGTAGTTGCGCCACTCCAAGAGGAAGACGCGCATCTTGTTCCGGTTCTTTGGGCCGATCCTTGCAACCATACGGCGAGCGTACGTCACGGCACCAGTGCAGTCGTTATCCATGCTGGAAACATCGCTCTTGACGACATAGTATCCATTATGGCAACTTCTCCACCATGGAAACTCTCAAGGCATGGCGAGAAGCTGAGAACAAGAGCGTGCCCGAGGCGGCCACGGACGTGGGCGTAAAGCGCGCTACGTGGTGGCGCTGGGAGAACGGCATCCGCCCCATCGGCATCGATAGCGTCGATCGCGTGTCGGCTGTCACCGGCATTCCCGCCAGCAAGCTGCGCCCTGACATTGCCGCCAAGATCAATGGCGAGGCGGCATGATGTCAGTGCAAGCCCATTTGAGCGAGCATGGCCCCTGTCGAGGAACACCCAACCGCCTTCGCCGCCATAAGTATGGCAGGCGGGACGGCGCTTCTGTGAGCAATCAGCTTGGCGACGATGACCCGCTGCTCCCCGAAGTCGGTGTGATGGCGTGTGTAGAAGGTGAAGCGGTAACAGCCGTCCCCCAGGTCTTCGACCTCGCCAAGTCCGGATACGAAGACATCCGAGATTCCAATTGGTTCGATAAGCATCATGACCGATCCCTCCCGCTACCATCGGGGTCGGAACTAATTGCAGGGACAAGTCACGACCGGGTGAAGCCCACGGTTGTGAACGGTCTTGGTTCGCGGCTGGTGAATGGGCCTGCGGCAATTGTCTCAATTTCCGCCTCTAGCCACAGCCTTTCGCAGATCCCGGATCAGGGCCCTCGCTACATTCGTCGGCATGGAAGCGCGAACGACAATGCGCCGCTCCGGCACAACCTCGTAGCCCACGGTTTCAAGATCGATGTAGCCGACGACCCGGATGAACTCGTCGCGAACCTCGATGGCCAGTCCCTCCACGAAGATGCAGGGGACGACCTCAGGCTCCGTCATACGGGGCGGTTCGATGCTCTCAGCCATGTTCGTCTCAACACCAAGGGCCTGACCTGGCTGCTGCTCGTGGCGGGCTCGTGGTTCATCTGCGGCCTTGTGTTCTGGATCGCTGCTGTTGCTGTCAGGGGAGGGGTGCTTTGACCTTGCCGAAGAATAGCGAAGCACCGCCGGACACCGTGGCTGCCGATCAGCTCATCTCGTACGTCCGCCGCATCGAAAGCCTCGAGGACGAGGCCAAGGCGATCGGCGACGACAAGTCCGAGGTCTACAAGGAAGCGCGCGGCAACGGCTTCGACACGAAGGTCATCCGCAGGGTCATTGCCAAGCGCCGTCTCGGCAGTGCCGAACGCGAAGAACAGGACGCGCTGTTTGACCTGTACTGGAACGCGATCCATGGGGTCGTGCGCGCACACGTAGAAAACATTGAAGAATTTGACCCGGCAACGGGTGAAGTCCTCCCCGGCAATGGTGCCGGCGGTACGGAGGAAGTGGCGTCGGTGGCAACCTATGGCGCCGCTTCCTCCGACAACAGTCCGCAGGCTGGCGGCGTCGTTTCCGACGTTGGCCCTGTGCCCGCCTCTGCCGGTCAGGCGAGCGATGAAGACCGGCAACCCATCCCCCTTGCGACTACCGAGCCCCCTCCCTCGGCTGGCGCGAACGACGACCGTGGTGGCGAGGCTCCTCCTCCCCCTACGTCCACCACGGTCGTCACCCTTCAACTCCGTACCCACAATCCCGAAACCCACTTCCTGAACAGCCAGGGCCTCGAAAGGCTCCATGGCTGCCAGAAGCCCGAGCTGTGCGGATCGGGCGAGCCGCGCAAGCGCTTGTGCTTCGCCTGTAGCGTTCAGCACGACGGCCCCGCTCATGGCGAGGTCGCGTGATGGCGCTTCCGGTACATGTCCAGATGTATGACGACAGCCGAGCGGGTGGGGAGCCCGGTCGTGCGGCGCGCTGTCGTCATGCACCCGGTCATGGTGATCGGGGCGCGGGAACCCTCCCCCGCGTTGGCAGGGCCGACCACTTCTCCAGAGGCCTGACGCTGCCCCGTAACACTGGCCGGGGCTTCGGCTCCGGCGCTTTTAGCAGATTTGGGCTGAGAGGGTGCGTCAACACCCATCTCGCCAGATTCCATGCCCATGGCGATCGCCGTCTCAAGTGCCTCCGCCAGGGTCTTCCAAGCCATTTCTACTGCCTCCTTCGTGGTGAGAACACCAAACCACGAGAGGCCCTGAATGCCGTCCACGAAAACCGTAAAGCAGGTTCATCCAATGACCGTTGAGGCAGCGTCTGATTACGCCTCCCGGCTGCTCGAATACGAGCAGCGTGGTTCTGACACCGAGAGTGCCCTGTTCCGCCTGGAGCAGCGCTACGGCCTGTCACCGAACCAAATCCTGCATCTCCGCTCCCGGCGCGCCAAGTCGTGCGACGTGAGCCTGTTTGCGCGGTTGCGGGCGGCGTACCTTGATCTATGCGAGCGGCAGGTCAGCAAGCTCCAGCACGAAATCGCGATCACGAAGGCCACGGACGACGATGCTGATCTTAGAGATTTGGAAGCTGATGCTGCGGCTTTGGCGACAAAAATTGCGGAACGCCGGGCAGCGCTCAAGGCCGGAGCCGGCCGATGAAGATAGCCCTCTACATCGAACAGGGTCTGGAACAGATCGTCCTGACGCCTGAGGGCGATACCGAAAAGGCCCTTCTCGGCAAGCTGCACGACGGCTCTCGCGAGCTGAGCATCCTGCGCGGCAGCTTCTACGCGTGCGCTGGCGGCTGGGTACGTCACGCCAGAAACGACGACAACAGCACGATGATCGTGTTGCGGCCCACGCCGCCAGTCGAGGCTCCGACCGAGCCGCCGGGCGATGTCGTGCTGCCTCCCGAATTTCCCTGACAGCAGAGGATACGAAGAGAATGGGGAAGCTCAACTCAATCGTCGAATGGTGTCTGCACAGCATGGAGACGGAGCCGCAGGCTTGGCGCCGGGACAATCCGGGCTGGGATGGCAAGCTCTACTACGTCACCCACATCCATACCGGCGTCACCGTCTGGATGGCCAACAGCACTTGGGGGCTCGGTATCTACGCCAGCGAGGGACACTGGTCGTCGCAGCCAGAATTGGGCGGCGTGACTGGGTGGAGCACTTTTTTTGGCTGGGCAACGCCGTGGCGCGTTCGCCTCTACCGTGCCGCCAAACGGGCTGTTGGATACGAGAATGCCCAGAGCAGCGTCGCCGACACGATCCTCGATAAGATCAAGGCGGCTGCCTGATGTGGCCCTTCACCCGCAAAGACCCTGAACCTCTCCCCCACGTCATCCCTCGTTACCACGCAGCAACGAAGGAAGAGAACAAGCTGGCAGCTCGTAGGCG